CGACTGCAGCGACAGCGGCAGCGACGGCATCCTTGCGGATCGATTCGATGGTCTCAGCATCCAGAGCCGCAGCAGGAACCGGGGCAGGATCAACCCCGTTCCAGATCGACAGCAGGACATCGTCCGGTGCGTTGGGCGACTTGCCCTGTCGCACGGCATGCATTTTCAGGTACGAGCGGTCGCTGTCAGACAGCGGGAGCGAGAAGGTACGCTTGGACATGATCAGCCCTCCACGTTGAGTGAGTTGATGCTGCTGCAAACCGGGCAAGCCGAGGCAGCGTGTAAACGGTGCGCTTGCAGGGCAGAGACACGAGCCGTCCAGTTGCAGGAACCGCACTGCAGTTTCAGCAAGCGGGTGCCCTGCTTTTTACGGGCATTCGGGTCAACCTTGGCATGCGGGTACGCACCCAGTTGATCGACGATGCGCTCCAACTTGCCGCGCAGTTCGACACCGGGAACCGTTGCGGTCATTGGGCCTTGCAGACCAATGGCGCGGCAGACACGGGCGAACTCGCCGCGATGGCCGCACTGAATACCGGCCCAGACATGGGCCAGTTCATGGGCCTCAACCGCAATGACATCGACCGGCTTGTCGAGAATCGGGTTGATGAACACTTCGAACGTGCCGTCTGCAGAGATCGACGGGTCGAAGGCTTGGCCCAAGGTCACCTTGCCGGTGCGCGAGCCGCGATAGCCAATCGGGAAGCCGCAAGCGACCCGATACTTGCGCTGCTCCCATGACACCGGATCGATACCGGCGAGGGGGAAAATCTCGTGCTGCAGCATGACTGCAGCGGCGGCAAGCCATGATTCGCGTTCGTTGAATTTGACCATGATTCTGTTCTCCATGTTGTCGGTATGTTGCGAAGTATAAACGCTGCGTTGTGTCGCAGTCAACTTGTGTAAACGGTGACGGTCTCGTCAGATGCCGCATGACGGCATGACATCCCGGCCTGTTGGCGATCAAGCCCGAAGGCGCGGGATGTTTCGACCTGTTACTCAACGGCCTCGTGATACGCGATCCACTGTTCGACCTTGCGAACGCACGATTCCACCTGTTCCTCTGGCGCTTCCCAACTGAGAAGGCGATAGGTATCGATGGCCCGTCTCCAACCGTCTACGGGGGCGCTGAACGTGTAGCCGCCCTCGTTGATCATGCTGTAGCCGTTGCGGACTCTTGACGAGTCAAGTTCAAGGGTCTCGTACATCTGTCTGGGTACGCTCAACTTGATCATGATTTTCTCCTGCGTTTAAATGCTGACCAGATAATCGTTGGAATAACCGGGGACTCGCACGTCGATCTCGACACCCATGCGGCGAATGTCCTCAAGGTTCTGGGCATCGAACGTCTTCTGCTTCATCAGGGTTGCGAAGCGTGATGCCAGTTCGTTGAGCGGGTAGTACTTGATCTGCCCGTAGACATGGCGCTGTTCGACCTGAATGCTCATGGCCTGACCATGCAAGTGCGCGGGTGGGTACTGCTTGACGCTGTTCATGACTTGGACACCTCATTGGCTGAGAAAAGGCAAACGAGCGCGGCTGCTACCGCGATCAGCGAGGGGATGCCGACACCGCCAGACTCGGCGACGATCAGAACGCCAAGGGCCATCTGGATCATGGCGAGATATTGGAAACAAGCGACGAGAATGATTTTCATGCTGCTCTCCAGTGTTGTTGGTCTCATCAGTGGCAGCGTGACTGCCAGACCGCCTCGCGGCGGTTTCGACCTGTTAGGCAACCTTGGGGTAGGAACGCTCCAGACGTTCCTTTTTGTCGGCCTTGCGGTAGGCTTCCGAAACCTTTCGATCTAGTCCCGAAACCGCCAAGTACTTGTTCCAAACCTCGTCTTGTTCTGGCGAAAGTTCAGGCAGTTGACCGTGTTGGTCGAGCAGTCGAATGCTCTCGTTGTTCAGGGCGATGGCGATCTTCAGAAGTTCATCGGCGTTCAGTTCGATTCGCATTGTCGTGTCCTCAGTGTTGGTTGACTCAGTGCAGCGCACTCAGTGAATGCGCTCTACTGAATCAAGGCTTCCCGGTAGATTGGGCAGCGTCACATTGTCGGGCGACTCGCGAGATGTCGGTCATCGTCTTCAACCCTACGACTACACCGCTGCTTTAGGCCGGATTCCCCTTGTGGGAACCGCCGGGCTGCTTGCGCTCATCCGGCACCAGAACCTCTCTTATTCGCCTACCGGCTGCGGCTGTCTGGGGGCCGCGTGGTTCGTATTACATTCGATTTCATGATCACTTGTCTACAACTTTTTTCGTTTACACGACCACAGATTACCTAAGCCACTGATTTTCGGTCGAATTTAGTTTGCGGTTAAACAGTCCAAAAGGTAGGATTCGGTGAGCGATCATGGTCTATACATGATCAAAGATTAGCAATTACACGGTAAAACAAGGGCAGAATGCACAATGGCAGGCATGACAGATGAATACGGGTTGACTGCAAAACAGCGGAAATTCGCTGAGAATGTCATCAACGGGATGGGTATCGCTGAGGCTTATCGCAACTCGTATGACGCAGAGAACATGAAGCCCGCCAGTGTGCAGCGACGTGCGGCAGAGTTGATGGTGGACGGCAAGGTCAAGGCATGCATGGAGGCGCTAGCGGCTGAAAAGCGCAGGATATCTGAGGTCACAACCGTTTCAGATCGCGACATGCTGGTCTCCCTGCTCCGCAAGTGGTCGAAGGGTGACGAGTCTGCTACCAGTTCCCAGTTGCGAGCCGCTGAACTACTGGGCAAGGCATGCGGCCTGTATCGGGACGTTGTCGAAGATCACCGTGAGCGTCCCTCGACATTGGTAGCGGCTGAACTGGAGGCAAGGCTAGCGTCTATGCTGCAGCCTTCGGTGCATCCTCAGGCTTCCGCAGCGGTTCCAGTGCAGGACGCAGCGCCTTTGGAGCGTGTAAACGTAGCCGATTCGCATGATGACGCTGCGAGTTCCGCCGTAACTCATTGATTCTGCAAGGGGTGTCGGGGTTAAGTCGCCGTGTAAACGAGGCGAAAAGCGAGGTGCCGACCCCCCTTTTTCGACGTGACGCTGCATCGCTCGTATACATGCGATTCCGCTCCCACGATGCTGTACTTTTGTAATGTGTTGCTTCCACGCAACACACCCCCTACCCCTTGTTGTTCTATAGATCGGGGTAGTTCCAGTGGTTCCCCGGAGATTTTGATAGATAGTGGTGGGGGAGTCCCAGTCTGTAAAATTTTTTTATAAAAATTCCCATCTACATATTGACTTTCGGGATTAAATATGCTAAAATCGGAACAGTTTTTAGAGAAATGGATACACCCTGAGTTGGTCAGTGTGGGGTAGGGACACTCCGAAGGGTGTCCCCCCCGAGATAGGGTGGTGAGGAGTGAGGGGGCTGGGTGTAGAATGCTCCAGAATATGCTGAAACGGGGGCTATTGTCCCTGCATTTTGAGGTTTTCAGTCTTGAACATCACTCCCGAAATCCTGAATAAAGTCAAACAGTTACCGTTTGATCAGCAAAAAGAGATTCTGAAACTCCTAGACGAGTACGAATCTGCTAAATCCAAGGAAGAGTGTCGGGAAAGGTTCATTCCGTTCGTGCAAAGGATGTGGCCGGGGTTCATTTCGGGGCGACATCACCGGATCATGGGTGAGAAGTTTGAGGAAATCGCCTCGGGTAAGTTGAAAAGGCTCATCATCTGCATGCCGCCTCGGCATACCAAGTCAGAATTCGGGTCATATCTCTTTCCGTCGTGGTTTTTGGGCAGGTTCCCACACAAAAAGGTCATTCAGACCTCACACACTGCAGAACTCGCGGTAGGTTTTGGTAGAAAAGTCAGAAACTTAGTGGATTCTGAGGACTACCACAGCGTTTTTCCGGATGTTGGACTCCGGGCTGATTCCAAAGCAGCCGGTCGCTGGAGTACTTCCAAGGGTGGGGAGTATTTCGCTATCGGTATCGGCGGTGCGGTGACCGGAAAGGGTGCCGATTTGCTGATCATTGACGATCCCCATGATGAACAGGAGGGTCAGTCCGCTGATCCGACCGTCTTTGACCATGCTTACGAGTGGTACACCTCCGGTCCTCGTCAGCGTCTCCAGCCGGGTGGGGCCATTGTCGTCATTTGTACCCGTTGGTCCAAAAGAGACTTGGTGGGTCAGGTGCTAAAAGCCTCTGCCATGCGAGAAGGGGTCGATGAATGGGAGGTGATTGAGTTCCCAGCGATCATGCCCTCAGGTCAACCCCTCTGGCCAGAGTTCTGGCCCCTCCCAGAACTAGAAGCCATCCGCAACGAAATCCCCATCCACAAATGGCAGGCCCAGTACCAGCAAGATCCCACCTCCGAAGAAGGTGCGTTGATTAAACGCGAGTGGTGGAAGGTCTGGGAAGAAAGAAACCCACCGCAGTGTCAGTTTTTGATCCAGTCATGGGACACCGCCTTCCTCAAAAAGGAACGCGCCGACTACTCCGCCTGTACCACTTGGGGGGTTTTCTACCATCCAGACCAGAATGGGGTCATGCAACCGAATCTCATCCTGATGGATGCCTTGAAGGAGAAGATGGAGTTCCCGACCCTGAAGAAACGGGCGTACGAACTCTATCAATACTGGAAACCCGAGACCTTGATCGTCGAAGCCAAGGCTGCTGGAACCCCTTTGATTTTTGAATTAAGGGCGATGGGTATACCAGTCGCCGAATACACCCCCTCTCGGGGTAATGACAAGATTGCTCGTGTGAATGCGGTGGCGGATCTCTTCGCGAGTGGAAAGATCTGGAGACCGCAGACCCGATTTGCTGAGGAAGTCGTAGAAGAATTTGCATCATTTCCCGCCGGGGAGCATGATGACTATGTAGACTCAGGAACGCAGGCTCTTCTGAGATATCGGCGTGGAGGATTTATTTCTCTGCAGTCAGATGCTCAAGATGAACCCGTCTATAGACGCAAAGTGGAGTATTACTAATGAAAGGTCGCACTGAAATGTCCGACAAGGCCGAGGCTCCCAAGAGCCGCAAGCAGCCGAAGGACAAACTTAAAGGTAAGATGTCGGGCATTGGCAAACCAGTGATGGTGGCTGGTGCCAAACGCGCCGCGAAGATGTACGGCGGTGGTCGCACCTATGAAGGCGGTTCCTTTGGTGGAACCAAGGGTGTAGCACGAGGAATGGGCGCTGCTAAGAAAGGCGGCAAATTCACCGATCTCTAAGGAGATTCGACGTGGCGGTTGATCGTGCATTGATGCCCTTCATAACCCAAGGGCAGGGGATGGAAATCTCGGTTCTCCCACCGGAGGACGATTCCATCATGGTGGAACTTCCCGATGGTGGGATGGAATTGCAACTCGGACCCGAGCAGCAAGCCGCCGCCCATGATGACAACCTAGCCCAGTATCTCGACGACAACACCCTATCGAACATGGCCACGGAACTGGTGGCCTTGTTTGATGCAGACAAAGATTCCCGTAAAGAATGGGAACAGACCTACATGAAAGGTCTGGATCTTTTGGGATTGAAGATCGAACAGCGAACCCAGCCATGGGATGGCGCTTGTGGCGTGTTCCACCCGATGCTCTCAGAGGCCGTCGTCCGCTTCCAAGCGCAGTCGATTCAGGAAATCTTCCCGGCTAAAGGCCCCGTTGAAACAAAGATCCTGGGTCAACAGACCCCAGAGCGTATGCAACAGGCCATGCGCGTTCAGGACTATTTAAACTATCTCCTGACCGAGAACATGAGCGAGTATCGATCCGAAACGGAGAAGATGCTGTTCTCATTGGCGATTGCCGGATCGGCTTTCCGCAAAGCGTACTTTGATCCGAATCTCGGAAGACCCACTTCCATCTTCGTTCCCGCAGAGGATTTCGTGGTTTCGTATGGAACCCCGGATCTGTACACCTGCGAACGTGCTACGCATGTCATGAAGAAGACCCCGAATGAAGTTCGCAAACTTCAGGTCTCGGGCTTCTATGTGGATGTGGAGTTACCGGAGCCGACTCCGGATATCAGCGATATCCAGAAGAAGTACGACAAGATGAACGGAGATGCGGCCATTGATCTAGATGGTCGCTATACGCTCCTTGAGATGATGATCGATTACGATCTGCCGGGATTTGAAGACACGATTGACGGGGAACCCTCAGGGATTGCCTTGCCCTATGTTATTACGATTGATAAGGGTTCCCGAACGATTCTCTCCATTAGACGTAACTGGTACGAAGGCGATCCGCTCAAGAAGCGCCGCCAGCATTTTGTTCATTATGTTTATCTGCCGGGACTCGGCTTCTATGGTTTTGGTTTGGTTCACATCGTCGGTGGCTTGGCAAAATCCGCCACCTCCATCCTCCGCCAATTGGTCGATGCGGGAACCTTGTCTAACCTTCCGGGCGGATTGAAAACTCGCGGACTCCGGATCAAAGGCGACGATACACCCATCATGCCGGGTGAGTTCCGTGACGTTGACATTCCGTCTGGAACCCTACGCGAAAACATCACCTTCCTCCCGTACAAAGAACCTTCGACGGTTCTCTATCAATTGCTCGGGAACATCGTCGAAGAGGGGCGCAGGTTTGCTTCCCAGTCCGACATGAAGGTGGCGGACATGAACAACGAGGCTCCGGTGGGAACCACCCTTGCCTTGTTGGAAAGATCGATGAAGGTGCAAAGCGCAGTTCAAGCGCGTTTACACGCATCGATGAAGAAAGAACTCAAGATTATTGCCAACCTCGTTAAAGACTACGGTCCTCAGGAATATCCCTACGACATTCCGGGTAAACAACTGACCGCTCAGGACTTTGATGATCGGATCGATATCGTTCCGGTTTCGGACCCGAATGCCGGTACGATGGCCCAAAGAATCATGAAGTACCAAGCCGCACTGCAATTAGCAGGCACGGCCCCGCAGATGTACAACATGCCGCTCCTGCATCGTCAGATGCTGGACACTCTGGGAATTGCTGATGCGGCGCAGATTGTTCAAACACCAGAGGAAGTTCCGCCGACCGACCCGGTCACCGAGAACATGAGAGTGTTGAACAACCAGCCGATCAAGGCGTTCATCTATCAGGATCATGAGGCTCACATCCAGACCCACATGTCCTTCCTGCAAGATCCGAAACTGCAGGAAATGATCGGTCAGTCTCCGAATGCCCAAGCCATGCAGGGTGCCGTTGCGGCCCACATGGCCGAGCATCTGGCATTTAAATACCGCATGGAGATCGAAAAGGAACTCGGGGTCAAACTGCCTCCGCCGGGGGAACCGCTGCCGGAAGATGTGGAATACCGCATTTCCCAGTTGGTCGCACCGGCTGCAGCCCAGTTGCTCCAACGCGATCAGGCCGAGGCCCAGATGCAGAAGCAAATGCAAGAAGCCCAAGATCCGGTTCTCCAAATGGAAATGCAGAAACTGCAACTCCGCGCACAAGAGATTCAGCAGAAGGCACAGGCCGACATGGCCAAGATTCAGGCCGATATGCAGAAGGCTCAGATGCGTATGCAGTCCGAGCAGGAAAGACTCAAGGCCCAAGAGCGCATCGAAGGTGCGCGTCTCGGTGTCCAGATCGCCAGCACCAACACCCAAGCCGAACTCCAGAGCAAGGAAATTGCCTCGCGAGATCAGGTCGAAGGGGCCAAGTTGGGCGTACAGATTGCACGGGAACTTCTGAATGCAGAACGCCAGCCACCAAAATCTCGCTGATTACCTCCGTAAGTCCATCCGCGATCAGATGAATGAGATGGCGGATCACATCGCAGGCGGTGCCTGCGTTGACTATGCGGATTACAAGCGTTGCTGCGGTGTCATACATGGCCTCGCCTTAGCAGAGCGAGAACTACTTGACTTAACAAAGCAAATTGATGACGATTAAACATCTCCGCATTTTGCGGTGCGCGTGACTCCGGGCACGTTTAAATCCCGGTGCGAGGAAATATGTCTGAAAAACTAGCGAGTCAGTTACCGAAACCCACTGGTTACAAACTGCTCATTGCACTTCCTGACCCTGAGGAGAAGACCGAAGGCGGGATTATCAAGGCTTCCCAGACTCTTCAAGCCGAAGAAATCGGAAGCATCGTCGGGTTCGTCCTAGAGATGGGGCCTGATGCATACCAATCCCAAGAGCGATTCCCCACAGGACCGTACTGTAAAAAGGGAGATTGGATCATGATGAGATCCTACTCCGGTACGCGCTTTAAGGTTCATGGCAAAGAGTTTCGTTTAATCAACGACGACAGCGTAGAAGCCGTAGTCGAAGATCCAAGGGGCGTGGCAAAGGTATGAGCGAGTT